TTGTTATGGGTTTGATGAAGCTAAACAAGCAATAAATGATTACTTTACAATTAAATCTATTTAAATTAGTATGACTTATCGGCATTGACACCCGATACCCAAAAAAGGAACGTATCAAATGACATTCAATTTTCAGTATTTTTTCACTAGCGGAGTCGGTAACTATCCGTTTGCGTTCCTGCGTGGTTTTTACTTGCTGGGCAGTCAATCCAGCCCGCTACTGAAAGGATATTGAAATGCACTACTATCAATTTAATATAGGTGATTATCGTGCAGACACAGCGCATCTATCTATATTAGAACATGGCATATATAGACAGTTAATTGATTGGTATTACTTAGACGAAAAACCAATACCCAAAGAAACCCAAGTGGTTATGCGTAGGTTACGTTTGGGTTCTGATGAGTTACATTTTCTGACTAATGTGCTGGCTGATTTCTTTGTTTTAACTGATTTAGGTTACTTTCACAGTCGCATTGAGAAAGAACTAGAGCATTACAGAGTTCAGTTTGCTAAGAATAGAGTCAATGGTCAACTAGGTGGCAGACCTCGTAAGCCAGTAGATACGTCAAATAAAACCCAAGTGGTTTTAGATAATAACCACATGGCAACCGAAAATAACCCAAGTGCGCCCCTAACCAATAACCAAGAACCAATAACCATTAACCAAGAACCAGTTGGTGGAGGTGGTAGAGTCATTGAGTTAAAGATAGCAAATCCACCACCACCCACCGAGTTTACTTATTCAAGTCAAAAGTTTTCAATGTATGGTGATTGGACACCTTCTGATAGCTTTGAAACATTAGCTAAGATTGCTGGCATGAAACTTGGTGATGATTACCCAGTTGATGAGTTCTTAGAGTTTAGGACATACTGGGTAACGCAACCTAATATGCAGCGCACCCAAGGTGAATGGGAACACGCCTTTATTAAAAGCTATAAGATTAAACAACTCAAAGGGGCTAAAAAATGAAATGGGCTAAAAAAGAACAAGACGTTGATAACAGTCCTAAGTCAGTTGATGGAATGTGTATGTGTTACGGCTGCATCATGCCAGGCTCGTTAAATAGCTCAACCAGTGGGCCAGTCAATGATTGGATGTGTGCTGCACACTTCAGGGCTGATTCTGGTAACTGGGCAACCATAACGCATCGTTACCGCCAGCATGAGCAGTTGGTTAATTTAATACTGACCATTCGTAAATCATTTCATGGACAACCTTTTGATATTAAAGGATGGTTAATATCGCTACACAATAGCGGTGATTCTGAATACTTACCTAATGACTTAGATCGTAGGCTTGATAACAGCTTAAGCATGAGGAAGTGGGGTGTTAGATTGGAAAAGAGATTATATCAACTTGTAACGCATGGCATTACAAACGTGGTTAAAGATGATGGGCCATCTGTATCAAACAGCATCGAGATTATGAACATGGCTGATTTAGTGTTGAAAGAGATCGGCAGACGATGATCTGGACTAAGTTAAGCGAGTATTGCATTAAGTCTGGTGACTGGACTATTGCTAAATACATAAACGATGGTGCAGTCAAATACGGACTAAGTTATAAAGATAAGAATATGGGATATTTTAAGACTGCTGATGAAGCAAAGGCGCAAGCAAATGATTAATAACTTCTCACTTTCGCCAGGCAATCTGTCTAACCTTATTGCTAAACTTAACCAGCTAGACCTATCACTTGGTTATGTTGTGACAGCCAAGCCAAGAAAGTCAACACGATCACACTCGCAGAATGACTTGTACTGGAAGTTTGTCACCGAGTTTGGCAACCACTTTGGCTACGATAAAGACTTCACACACGATATGTTGCGATACAAGTTCTTATTTAAGGTGGTGAACTACGATGGTGAGGAAGCAAAACAGCTTCTATCGACCACCAAGCAGGACACCAAAGCAATGAGTGAGTATCTGGACAGATGCATACGATACGCAGCAGAGAATGGATTTGTGTTTAATGACCAAGGCTGAACGTGCATATTTTAACAAGGTGGTGGAGCTGGGTTGTATTGTTTGTCAATCCCCTGCTGAGATACATCATTTAAGAACTGGTGCTGGTATGGGTATGAAAAGCAAAGACGTTATACCGCTATGTCCAAACCATCACCGCAATGGTGGTCATGGTGTTGCTATTCATGCTGGTCGAATAGCATTTGAAACAAACTTTGGCACAGAGCTGGAGTTACTGGAGAAACTGAAAGGGTTATTATGAGTGGGATTTACTTCTCTAAAGCTAAGGGAAAGTGGGCAGCGCAAACAAGAGTGCATGGCAGGATGGTTCAGATTGGTGCATACGACACACCAGAGGATGCTATAAAGGGCTACAGCGAGTTTAAATTGAAACAGCAGAGTGAGCCATCACCCAGCGATTTAAAACGCTTAGAACGCTACAAAGAGTTTTGCGCTTACTGCCATATACCTAGAACAATCTCTGAATTGTTTGCTTACTTTAGCAGAGCTAACACCAGTTCAATTAGATCGTTGGCTCAATACCTAAGCAGTAACGGCTTTGTTAGCAAAACCATAAGGGACAGCAAGACTAATGCAAAGGACAAATATCATTATCAGACCATTAAAAACTTTACCAAAGCTGATTTAAAGCCCCTTGATCGTAGCTATCAAGTTAAGGTTAAAGCTGAAGTCGAACCTGAAAAAGAAAAAACACCAGGCGCAACGATAATTAGCTTTGATAGCGGTACACTAAGAGAAAAATACACACAACAACGCAAGGCAGACAGATTATCTGCTAAGACATCTAAAACTTATATTAGTGGGAGTAGTTTAAATCTATTATGAAAAATCCAGCAGACAAAGTAGAACAGTGGGACATTAACAAGCTAGTGCCGTATGCTCGTAACTCCAGAACGCATAGCGATGAGCAAGTGGCCCAGATTGCAGCAAGCATCAAAGAGTGGGGCTTTACCACAGCAGTATTGGTTGATGAGCAAGGCGGTATTATTGCAGGTCATGGTAGAACACTCGCAGCGCAACGGTTAAAGATGACAACCGTACCGGTAATGGTAGCTGCTGGATGGAGTGATGCAAAGAAACGTGCTTATATCATTGCCGACAATAAACTTGCATTAAACGCTGGATGGGATAATGAGATGCTTGCACTAGAGTTAGGCGAACTGAAAGACTTAGACTTTGACTTAGACCTGACAGGCTTCACTGCTGACGAGATTGCAGCGTTGATGCCAGTGGATGTAACAGAAGGTTTAGTTGATGAGGATCAGATACCAGAAGTGCCTGAAGTTTCCATAACGGTGCAAGGTGATGTATGGGTGTTAGGTAAGCACAGATTGATGTGTGGAGACAGCACAAGCATTGATGCCGTAGAAAAACTAACTGGGGGGGGGGGGGGGATAATTGATATGCTTTTAACCGACCCACCGTATAACGTAGCTTACGAGGGAGGCACAAAGGAAAAGCTAACCATTCAAAATGACTCAATGGGTAATGACCAGTTCCGTCAGTTTTTACGTGATGCGTTTGTCACTGCTGACGCTGTAATGAAAGCTGGTGCTGTTTTTTATATATGGCACGCAGATTCAGAAGGCTATAACTTCCGAGGTGCAATCAATGACGCTGGATGGAAAGTGCGTCAATGTTTGATATGGAAAAAATCAAGTATGGTTATGGGCAGACAAGATTATCACTGGAAGCATGAGCCATGTCTTTATGGATGGAAAGATGGTTCTGGACACCTTTGGGCTTCTGATAGAAAACAGACAACCATACTGGAGTTTGATAAGCCAACTCGTAACGGTGAACACCCAACCATGAAACCAGTTGCTTTGTTTGAGTACCAAATGCTTAACAACACCAAAGGCGGTGATATTGTTTTAGATTTGTTTGGTGGATCAGGCACAACACTTATTGCAGCAGAAAAGAATGGGCGTGTTTCCTATTTGATGGAACTAGACCCTAAGTATTGCGATGTAATAATTAAACGCTGGCAGGAATTTACAGGTAAGATAGCAGTTCACGCAGACACTAATAAACCTTTCGCGGAGGTTACAAATGGAAACGAAAAAGAAAACAACTGAAAAATCGGTGCTAGAAAAGAAAAAGCAAAACGGTGGAGCTAGAGAAGGTGCTGGCAGACCAGCATTTGAGCCAACGGATGCCGAGAGAAAACAGGTAGAAGCCTTGTCAGGATATGGAATCCCAATCGAGCAGATTGCGGTGCTAGTGCGTGATGGAATAGACGCAGACACACTTCGTAAGCATTTCTTAACAGAACTACAATCAGGTAAAGCTAAAGCTAACGCACAGGTAGGCAAGACACTTTTTAACAAAGTGTTGGCTGGCGATACGACTGCTGCTATTTGGTGGAGTAAGACTCAGATGCGCTGGGCAGAAACCCAAAAGCATGAACTTACTGGTGCTGATGGTGCTCCGCTAGAGTTTACCAAGATAGAACGAGTTATCATTAAGAATGAGTAAAACCCTGCAATTGTCCACACCAGAGTGGGCTTTGCCATTACTGCAACCATCACGATACAAAGGCGCATGGGGTGGTCGTGGTTCTGGCAAGTCGCATATGTTTGCCGAACTTATGATTGAAGCCCACATCCTAGACCAAAAGAGGCGCAGCGTTTGTGTGCGTGAGATACAGAAGTCACTCAACCAGTCTGTTAAGCGGCTGCTGGAAACAAAGATTGAAGCCATGAACGCTGGTGCTTACTTTGAGGTGCAGGACTCGGTTATCAAATCACGTAAGGGCGATGGGGCGATTATCTTTCAAGGTATGCAGAACCATACAGCCGACAGTATTAAATCGCTAGAAGGCTATGACTGTGCGTGGGTAGAGGAAGCGCAAAGCCTTAGTCAATCCAGCTTAGACTTGCTTAGACCAACAATCCGTAAGCCAAACTCTGAACTCTGGTTTACTTGGAATCCTAGGCAGCAGTCTGATCCTGTGGATTTTCTATTGCGTGGCCCAGAGCCGCCTGGTGATGCAACCGTTATCAAAGTCAATTACAGCGAGAACCCTTGGTTTCCTGATGTCTTAAAAGAGGAAATGTATTACGATCTAAAGCGTGACCCTGATAAGTATCAGCACGTATGGCAAGGCGAGTATCTGCGCAACAGCAATGCTAAGGTATTTAGAAACTGGATTGTTGATGACTTTGAAGCACCAGCAGAGGCAATCCATAGGCTTGGTGCTGACTGGGGCTTTGCTATTGACCCGACTGTGCTAGTGCGCTGCCATATTATAGGCAGGACTTTATACATTGATTACGAGGCTTACATGGTTGGCTGCGAGATTGTTAATACGCCAGAACTGTTTATGCAAGTGCCAGAGTCAGAGAAGTGGCCCATTGTTGCTGATTCTGCTAGACCTGAAACCATCAGCCACATGAGGAAAAACGGCTTCCCTAAAATCATGACTGCGGTTAAAGGTGCTAAGTCTGTAGAGGAAGGCATTGAGTTCTTAAAGAACTATGACATTGTTGTGCATCCTAGATGTAAGCACACAATTGATGAATTAAGTTTATACTCTTACAAATCAGACCCTTTGACTGGTAGAATACTGCCGTTGCTTGAGGACAAAAAGAACCATGTCATTGATGCTTTGAGGTATGCGTGTGAGGGCGTGAGGCGTGCTGCGGTCACTAAACCTGTATCTTTCACACCCTTGCCAAACGTAAAACACTGGTAGATAATAAGGACAATTATGGCTATCACTAACGACCAAAGACTTTCAAACCTACATTCTGAAGCGTTGCGTCAGTTCAACGATATACAGACTGCGCTGCGTGATGAACGCTTACAATGCTTGCAAGACAGACGTTTCTACTCAATCTGTGGCGCA